TCGCTCGCGTTCGCGGAGCGGGCGATCGCTGCCCGGGCGTCGACGCACGCCACGGCGCCGCCGGCGAAGGCCCACGCCCACGAGCTCGCGGCGATCGCCCTCTGGCAACTCGGCCGGCAGGCGGAGGCAGTCCCCCACGCGGTCGAGGCGGCCCGCGGGCTACCGTGGGATGACCGGGTCGCGGCGAACGCGACGGCGATGGCCGAGGCGGCAGGAGGTGGCGCGTGAGCAAGCAAGCGGACATCGTCGACGCCCTGGTGACCTCGCTCGACGCGGTGGCGTGGACGGTGACGGCCGACCCGGTCACCGTCGAGTCGAAGAACTTCCCCTCCTACGACATCGAGGATCTGGCCGACCCGGTGATCTGCATCACCGACGGGCCGATCGAGAGCGAGCGGCTATCGCGGTCGGCCCACCAGCGTGACTACTCGGTGGAGATCTACCTCGCCCGGCACACGCCGACGGAGGCCGCCTGCGACGAGATGCTCGACCTCCTGGAAGAGCTCCTCGACAAGCTCGAGGACCACTCCTGGGGTGCGGTCTCGTGGCCGGCGAGCGTGACCTCGCCGCAGTCGATCGTCGTCGAGAAGAACCCTGACGAGGCGCTCGTAGAGCGGAACGTCTGGCGGGCCGGGATCGTCGTGGTCTACCGCGTGCCGAGGGCGCACTGATGGCGGAGCGTGTCGTGATCCGTCTGGAGGCGCTCGCGCGGGGCCGCACGCCGTTCCCAGGCAAGACGCGGTTCCGCTGGGGGCACGTCATGGACCGCCTCGGCGCGGCTCGCGTCAAGGCCCTCAAGATCGCCGGGGCAGAGGTCCGCCGCGGTGCCCAGCGGTCGATGTCGTTGCGGAGTCCGCTGAAGACGCCGCGGCTCGTCGACCTGGGCGTGGTGAAGGGCGAGCGGCTGGTCGCGAAACGGACGCAGGTGCCGAAGGCGGACCGCGTCACGAGCTGGAAGACGACGGCGTTCCCGAAGGGCTTCCTTCGTTCGGACATCCAATACGACTACGACTCCGGTACCGGAAGCGTGGTGGTAGGACCGACGAAGGCTCCGAAGCTCAACCGCCTCCACGAGATCGGCGGCACGATCAACCTCTACTTCGTGCGGACGGGTCCGCCGGTGCGGGTGCCGCGGAAGTTCCGCGGCGGCACGGTGTTCGGCATCCAGGCGAACCGTCCGATCGGCAAAGACGCGATCTCCCTCGGCACCCGACGGGTGAAGGCGCGGCGGTTCATGGCCCGCGGCCTGGAGGTCTCGCGGGACAAGATCGCCCCGGCCTGGCGGGACAAGATCGTCGGTCCCTGACCCGCCACACCCCCTCCGCCGCCGGCCCCGGCGGGGCGATCTTGGAGGCTCACCCCCTCGGAGGTCTCCCGCATGGCTGGCGAGACGATCGTGCTCGGCAAGGACGTTTCCTACACGGGCATCTCGAACGTGCGCGAAGGGACGATCACGACGACCTTCACCGAGATCGACAAGACGGTGAAGGGCGCGACGACCCGGACCATCGTGAAGGGTTGGGCGGAGCAGACGCTCGAGCTCACCTGCGTCGACGTTCCAGGCGTGAATGAAGGATCGGTCGTGACCGTGAGCAACACCGGCGCGAGCGGTCACGCCCTGTCGAGCGTCAAGTTCCTCGTCACGAGCGTCTCCGCGTCGGAGCCGCTCGACGACATCATCACCTACACCGTGTCCGCGACCCGCGGCGTCCAGTAACAGGAGGCACTCGTGGCGATCACTCTCGGCCGCGACGGCGGCGCGCCCACCGGGCACAACGGCGCATCGGGCATCATCTCGGTCACCTGGACCCGCGAGGCCGAGGCGATCGACATCTCGCACCGCGGCCTCGCGACCGGGTCGGGCATCTCCTACAAGGCATCGACCGGCGGCTTCATCACCCGCTCCGGGCAGATCGAATGCCTCGACGCGAAGAGCGTGATGACGAGCCTCGCGTCGGCCGGGACCGGGTTCATCGTGACGAGCGTCGCCGAGAGCCAGCCGCTCGACGGGCCGGTGACGTTTACGCTCACCGTCAAGCAGACCTCCTGACGATGGGAGGTCGGCGTGGCGATCTCCCTCGGGCGTGAGGCGGGGCTGACCTGGGACGGCGTGGCCGTGCCAGGCGTCCGCGACGTGACCGTCGACTACCAGACGACATCGCTCGAGATCCGGCCCTTCGGATCGCGGGCGTCGTTCTCGTTCCAGACCGGCTACGCCGTTTCGCTGGTCGTCGAGACGATCGACGACGCGGCGGCCACTACGGCCACCGCCGCGGCCATCGCCGGGACGGAGATCGCGGTCGTGGCCGGCGGGCACACGTTCACGGCGGTCGTGTCGCGGGTGAGCGACGCCCAGCCGCTCGACGACGTGCGGGCGTGGCAGATCGAGATGCTGAAAACGCAAGGAGGGCTGCGGTGAGGGAGTTCAAGGACAGCGAGGGGCGGCCGTGGAGACTGTCGCTCACGGTCTCGTCGGCGGCAAGAGTCAAAGACCTCGTGCGCGTGGTAATGCCGCCACGGGCCGAGGGCGATCCGCCGGCGAGCGAGGCCGTTCCGTTCGATCTGATCGACGCCGGCGAGATCGCCCGCACGTTCCAAGTCCTGCGGTCCAACTTCCTGGCCCTCGGGCAGACGCTCTACGCGATCCTCCTGCCGGAGGCCGAGTCGCGTGGCATCTCTCGCGAGGCGTTCCTCGACGGCATGAGCGGCGACGCACTGGAAGCGGGCGGAACGGCGCTCGAGGAGGAACTCGTCTCTTTTTTCCCCCCGCGCCTCCGCGGCGTCGTGTCGTCGCTGGCAGCCCGGATGACGGAGCTGGCGGCGGAGTTGACGACGCAGGCGGAGGCGGCCCTTCGGTCGACGCATGGGAACTCATCTGGGCCACCGCCGGCATCCTCGGCATCCACCCCGGAGAGTGGACCCTCCGCCAACTGATCCAGGCCCGCGACGGTCGCCTGGAGAGCGACTGGTGGCATACGGCACAACTGCTCACCCAGTTCTACAACGCCCACCGGGCGAAGGGATCGCCATCGATGTCGCCCGAGAAGTTCAACCCTTTCGCGAAGGCGATCCCGGTCAAGCGGCGAGCCGCGACCGAGGAAGACCTGCGCATCCTGTTCGGAGGGTGACATGAGCGCATCGGCAGTTCGCGGCGGCCAGGTCTACGTCGAGATTGGGGCGAATCCGAATAGGCTCCTGAACGCGCTACGCATCGTCAACACGCAGGTCGGCGACCTGGGCGACGCCGTGGCCGGCGTTGGGATGAGAATGGCGGCCGCTGGGTCGGCTGTCTTCGCGCCGATCGCCGCGGCCGGAGCAGCGTTTGCGGCACAGACTGAAGAGGTGGCGCGGGCCCAGCGGTCGCTCGCCGAATTGGGGTCGGCGGTTGGGTCTGCCGTTGCGCCGGCGGTCGTTGGCCTCGCGAATGCCGTGTCGGCGGCCGCGGACGCGACTGCTCGATTCGTCCGAGAAAATCCGAACCTCGTGCGGCAAGCGGCGATGGTCGCTGCCATCTTTGCGGGTGGCGGTACGGCACTCGTCGTCTTCGGGAACGCGATCGCGAGCGTAACGCGCGCCTCATCTGCGTTCCTGAAGCCCGTCTATGACATCGGCCGACTCACGGTCCTTTTGGCCGTGAATCTGGGGCGGCTGGCACTCTCGGCAGTCATGGCGGCGGGAAAGATGGTGGTCTTGACAGCAGCGACGATTGCCCAAGCCACGGCGCAGGTTCTGGCGAGCAACGGCGTGGCGTTGTTCGCCGCTGGGATTGCCGGGATCGCCGTCGCTATCGCTGCCTCTTCCGTCAAGCTGGACGGGTTCAACTCGTCGCTATCGGTGGGTGTTACGACTGCTGTCGCAACGGCACGCGACGCACTGGCCGGCATGGCGGAGTCGGCGACGACCGCTATGACCGGCGTCTTCAATGCCATCTCGTCCGGTGACATTACCGGCGCGATGGAGATCGCCTGGGCCGGAGCTGTCGCGGTGTGGCTCCAAGGCCAGAAGACGATCATGGATGCTATCGACCCGTTCGTGAGCATGGTTCAGAACGCATTCGATTACCTGCGAACGAACGTCGTCAACAATTGGGACTCGCTGCGCACGGACTCCGCGGCGGCGGTTCGCATCCTTCAAGCCGTGCTTCTCGGGATCTTCGACAATCTGTCGAATGCCGTGATGGTGACGTTCGACACGCTGGTCGGGAACGTCCAGAAGGCGTGGATTCGCGTCAAGGACTTCTTCACCGGAGCCACGGACACGCAGCAGAAGATCGAGGCAATCGACAAGGAAAATCAAAAGAGGGCGGACCAGCGAGGCAAGGCAAATCCAGGGATGGAAAAGAGGCTTGCGGACGCCGTGATCGCGAACCAGCTGCACGAGGGCGCGGCCATCGAGCGGCAGCGGAGAAATCGGCAGCAGTCCGAAGATCGGATGGTTGGGCGGGAAGATGCCAATCGTCAACGGGCGGCAGATCGCGCCGCAGCCGTCGACGCAGCAAAGACGACTCTGTCGGAGCTGGTCGGCCGGACCTCCGAGCCGCCGCCCGTCACGCCTCCGGGGTCGCAGGCGGTCGGCACGGCCGTCGCCGGCACCTTCTCGGCGTTCGGCCTCGAGCAGATGGCCGGCGGTGGCAACGTGCAGAAGCAGCAGCTCGACGCTCTGCTGAAGATCCAGGCCGGCATCGAAGAGTCGAATCGTGTCGGTGTCGTCGTCGCGTGAGGTGAACCCGTGCCGCTGACCTGGATCGAAGATTCCTCGAGCCGCTCCGCGACGATCTACCGCCTTGGGCGGAAGGACGCGAGCACCCGTACGCGCGTGTTCCACGTCATCGGCACGTCGAACGAGGACACGCTCCACGCCGCGGCGAACGTCGCGATCTCGACCACCTACCCATCCTGGACGTACCCGGGCCAGCCGCTCGTCAGGCTGCGGGCCGAGTCGTATTCGGTCGAGTACCAGGGCGACACGGCCTGGAAGGTGACGATCAACTACGAGAAGGTCGGGGCCGACGACGCGACGCAGACGGCGCCGTTGAAACGGGCCCGTTCGTTCGATACGAGCGGCGGCACCCAGCACATCACGAACGCCCTCCAAACCAAGAACTCTTCCGGCACCGTCACCGACGACGGCGAGAAGGTGTACGGCCCTTCGGGGCTCGACGACGGCGCGTCGGCGAAGGGTGCCATCGGCGTCGACGACCGCGGCGTGAACGGCGTCGACATCATCGTCCCGGCCCTGCAATGGTCGGAGTCCTACGACGTGCCGTCGAGCTACGTCACGAGCGCCTACATCCGCAACCTTGCGAAGCTGACCGGCTCGACCAACAACGCATCCTTCCGCGGCTTCGCTGCTGGCGAGGTGCTATTCACCGGCGCGAGCGGGTCGCACGAGTGGGACGACCAGCGCGGCAATGGCCCGTGGTCGCTGTCGTTCAAGTTCGTCGCGTCGCCGAACGCTGGATCCTCCGCAACCTTGCCTGCGCTGAAGGTCGGCGACATCGACGGCGTGGAAAAGGGCGGCCACGAATACCTCTGGATCAAGTACGCCACGACTGAGAACACGACGAAGAACCAAGTCACGCGAGAGCCCATCGCGGTCTACGTCAACCGCGTCTATCCGGCTGGCGACTTCTCCCTCCTCGGCATCGGTGTGACATGAGCGAGGCCGGCCGCCCCGGACGCATCACGCCCGGCCCGCTCCGCGGGCAGATCTCCGCCCGCGCGTGGAATCGGGCCCAGGACGCCGCGGACATCGTCCTCGGGCAGCAGGACCAGGCCGTCGGCGACGGCCCCCGCGACGCCGAGCCGCCCTACACGCCGATCCTGGTGAAGAACGGCACCACCGGCGTCGTCTCGCGGTGGGGCGTGCTCGGCGTGGCCGGCGTGGTGTTCACGCCCTCCGGCTCCACCGGCGCGGCGACGCGGCAGTTCCAGGACCGGCCGGTCCTCTCGGGCGGGCTGCCGACGGGCGGGAGCGCGTTCGTCGTAGCGGTCGAGCCGATCAAGGCCGGCTCGCTCGGGCGGTGTGCCGTGGCCGGCGTGGTGCAGGTCAAGCTCGAGATCGTGTCCGCGAGCGACACGTTCGCGACGGCCAAGGACGGCGACCTGACGCAGCTCAAGAGCGGCTCGAGCGGCGACGCGACGATCCTCTGGAAGGAATCGGGCACCGGCACGAACAAGTGGGCCCTCGTGCGGTTCGGGTCCGCGGGGGCCGCAAGCATCCGCCTCGGTAAGGTGACCGGCACCTGGTCGAAGGGTGCGACGGCCTCCGTCACGCACTGGAAGGGCGACGGCACCGCCGCGGTGAGCGGCACCAGCGGTCCGGCGACGTTCGTCGCGATCAACCGGGCCCAGACCGTCACCGGGCCGACCGGCGGCTACTGGGTCGGCTGCGAGAGCATCGACGGGACGTGGCACCTCGAATGGGCGGAGTGCGTCTGATGCTCTTCGGCGGCAACAGCGGGTCGTGCGGCGGGTGCGGGTGCAAGTCGTGCCAGTATTGCAATCGCGAATGCACCAATCCGCATACTGGATCGGCGTTTGAGACGGCCTACACGCTCTACTTCGAGGGCGCGGAGGCGGGCAACCCAAACGACGGATACCTCTACGCGAGCGGCGACAGCGACACGAGCGACCCCTACGACGGCATGGACGGTGTAGCAGGCCCTTGGTATCAGCAAGTCGGCGGGACATTTACTCTTCAGTCAACGACGACGCGGTTTCCGTGCTACGTCTACGCGATGTTTTGGCGGTCAAACTTCGTACTTGGTGCGTCGACAATCCCTCCTCCATCGAGCGATCTGACGCTAACGACCCTAACAGTCAAGAATCTCGCACCCGACGGAAGCCAGGGCGCAATCGTCGTCGAGTCGAGCGGAATCCCCGGCGTCGTCGCCATTCTCAGTCCCGGCGAAGAAATCGTTGTCGATCCGTGGGACCCTGATCTAGTCGCCGGGGCCGGCGCTCAGGCTGTTCTGCCGCTTGGCAAGGGACGGGCTGTTCGCGTGAGGCAGTTTTGCGGAAACGAGAAGGTCGTCTTTAGCATCACTGCGCGAATTGAATGGAACACGCGAAAGCGTCAGCACGTCATATATGGAAAGCTCATTGAGTGCTATGAGTCCAGCAACCCGTGTTCGCAGTTCTGCAACGGAGGCGCTATCTCGGACGTTCTGTACCTGGAACTGACGAACTTCACCGGATCGGGTGTTCTCTACGACAGCGCCACTATCGACGGCACGTACGTGATGGAGAGGATCCCGAACACGTGCAGGCACTACGAAGCCACATTCATCCCTGACAAAAGCTGCTACGTGCCATGTCCGCTCGGGCTTGCTTCGTATGGGCATCGCGACACCGCTGTCGCTGCACTGAATGAGCCTGGATACGCAAGTGGGTTCCTAAGCTTCAACACCCACGACTGGCACTTCAATCTAAAGGGGCCTTCTGGAGAAAACCTCGGATGCTACGCCGACGTTGTGGTTAGTTTCCCATACCGGGCCGCGTTAGATCCTCCGTGCGGGAGTGGAGTTCTCGCGACTGGCGTTGCGACAGCGGATGTTCGCAAAAGCTGCTTGTACGGACTCAATGGGCGGGGTGATCTTATTTCTAGCGCGTCAGTCGACTGGAAAATCTTTACGTGAACTGCGACCTCACCTCCCCCGACGCCACCTGCCCGCGGTGCGGCTTCGTCTCGAAGGTCCGCGGCGCGATCCGGCAGTGCCGCAAGCCGGCGCCGCGCATCTGCGGCGTGGGCTGCCACCTCGCCCGCCTGCTCTCGTGGTTCGGCATCCGTGACGACGGGAAGTGCGGGTGCGAGGAGTACGCCGCGAAGATGGACGCCTGGGGCCCGGACGGGTGCGCGGATCGCGAGGACGAGATCCTCGGTCACCTCGCGGTGGCCTCGGTGAAACGCGGCCTGCCCTTCGTCCCGCCCGCGGCGCGGCTGCTGATCCGCCAGGCGATCGCCAACGCCCGCCGCGAGGCCACACCCGCTCCCGGCGACGACCGCACGGCGTGACAACCGCGGCACGGAGGCCGACGTGAAGAAACGCGCCCGCGTCTGGATCGCGAACGAGCGGTGGACGATCCACCGCACGAACCGGCTCTCGGCAGACCGGGACGGCGAGTGCGACTACGCCGCGAAGACGATCCGCGTCCGGGCAACCCTCCAGGGCGAGGAGCTCATGGAAGTCCTCGTCCACGAGATGTTCCACGCCCGGTGGCCCGACCTGTCTGAGGAGGCGGTGAATGAGCACGCGCAGGAAGTCGCCGGCACCCTCGCCGGGTTCGGATTCCGCCACGAGGAGGACGCCGATGGCTGAGAAACGCTCGAGCCTCGCCGACGCCATCCGGGCCGCGGTGCCGGCGGCGCCGGTGCGGTCGAAGGCGTGGTGGCAGGCAATCGCCCCCGAGGTGCTCGCGGAGCTCGAGGCCGTGAGATCCGATTGGAAGGCCGGGCGGCTCCCGGGCAGCAAGGCGGCCCTCGCACGCGCGATCCAGGCGGAGCTCTCCGCCCGCGGCCTCAGCGACATCGGCAGCCAGGGGGTGACCGCATGGCTCGGCCAGGACTGAGGCACTCCGTCGCCGCAAAGGTCGCCGCCTCCGCCGCGGAGCCGGCCCCCGACGCCGAGCAGGTCACCGAACGCCGGCAGGGCGCGGAGATCGAGTACCGTTCGACATCCAGGACGATCCGCACCGTCGAGGATCTGCTCGCCCACATCGAGGCGGACATGACCCGCTTCGAGATCGCCGCGAGCGAGGCGACGAAGTGGGAGGTCGCGACAGCCGGCGACGGTAAATCGCCGATCGTCACCGAACTCCACCGCGTGTTCGTGCGCCTCCGCCCGCGGGGCGGGCCCGCGGTCGCGGAGATCGTCGAGGCGATGATCGCGGGGGCGGCGGCCGCCGGCCGGATCGGGCGTCCCAAGGCGAAGCCGGCGAAGCGCCAGCCCGGCCCGTGGCAGGTGCTCGTCGTGGCCGACACGCACTTCGCGAAGTACGCATGGTCGAAGACCACCGGCGGCGACGACTACGACCTCGATCACGCTGAGCGGCTCGTCGGGCACGCGGGGCGGTCGCTCCTCGACCTCGGCGACGCGCACCGGCCCGGCCGGCGGACGATCGCCTTCCTCGGCGACCTGTTCCACTACGACACGCCCGACGCGAAGACCACGCGCGGGACGCCGCTCGAGCGGGACGGCCGCCTGGAGCGGATGGTCGAGACCGGCTCGCGGGCCCTCGTGTCGCTCGTGGAGCGGTCGGCGGAGACGTGCCCGACCGACTGCGTCGTCGTCCCGGGCAACCACGACGAGACGATGACTGCGTGGTTCCGGCTCCTCCTGCGAACGCACTTCGCGCGCGATCGCCGCGTGACCGTCCACGAGGTGTTCACGCACCGGCAGTACCTCGAGCACGACGGCACGCTCCTCGGCTTCGCCCACGGCGACAAGGCCCGGACGCGGCTGCCGGCGCTGATGGCCCTGGAGGCCGGGCACGCCTGGGGCCGCTCGCGGTGCCGCGAGATCCACACCGGCCACCTCCACAAGCAGGCGGCGCGAATCCGCCGGGTGATCGACAGCGACGGCATCGACACCGTCGACGGCGTCGTCGTGCGGATCGCGCCGGCGCTGTGCCCGCCGGACGATTGGCACGCCCAGGAGGGATGGATCGGCAGCCGGCAGGCGATGGAGACGTTCTTCTACGACGCGGGCCGGTTCGCGGGGATGCTCGTCGCGGACGGGAAATCTGCCACTTGCGAGCGGGCTTAGGCTGAAGCGATGCCGCTGGACAAGGACGAGATCGAGGCGATCGACCGCCGCATCCAGCGGGCCGGCGCGGCGAACTGTTGGACGGGCAGCCTCGGCACGCTCGCGACGGACGCGCGGCGGCTCGTGCGACACATCCAAGGACGCGACATGGACTACCCTTCCGACCACATCCTCCGCGGCGAGGCGGAACTCCGCCGAACGCAGTACCTCGGGGACGAGATGGACATCCTCACGGAGGAGGACGCCGCGGATGTCAAGGAAGAGACCCGCAAGGCGGCCGACCTCGGCGGTGGCGTGGTGCCGGCGGTCGACGAGGTGGCGTCGCGGAAGGCGGCGGCCCTCGCCGGCGGCGAGCCGATCCGCCCGGGCACGGACGCCTTCCTCGGCGTCCTCCAGGAGATCGCGGCCCTCCACATCCGCAAGTCGAAGGACTACGGCGTCGACGAGGACGCCCTCGCCAACATCCGGGCCGGTGGCGAGGCGATCGGCGTCGACCCGTGGAAGGGCTGCGTCCTGCGGATCTCCGACAAGATGCAGCGTCTGAAGGCGTTCTGCCGCCGGGGCGAGTGCGAGTTCGACGGCGTCGAGGACACGCTCGCCGACATCGCGGCCTACGCCGCGATCGCCCTGGTCATGTACCGCGAGGCGTCCGCACCCCCTCCGGGCTGACCGCCTCCGCCGGGACGATGGAGGGCGAGGACGACATGATCGCCCGCCCGACCCACTGGCGCGCAACGGCAGACGGCCGCGAGAGCGTCGCGGGGCCGGGAGGTCATACATCGCTCGAGCGGCTCGCGCGGAACGGGGCCACCTCCGGCCGGATCACCAGCCGGCCCGCCTACACCCGCGAGGAGCTCGAGGCCCTCGCCTACCGCTACCGCGTGACCGTGGCGACCATCCGGCACGCGATCGACCACGGACTGCTGGAGACACTCGATGGCTGACACGCTCTCCGGCGTCGTCTCGACGACGACCTCCATCACGCGGACCGTCACCGACACCGTGGGCACGTCCGAACGCGGCGTGACCGTCGGGGCGAACTACACCATCGACAGCGTCTCGGGACCGCTCGCCGATCAGGTCTGGGTCAGCAATCGATCCGTGACCGGCGGGCAGTCCGAGACGCTCGACCTCCTCGCTCTCACCGACACGATCCAAGGCGCGACCGGCGTCCAGGTGATGCGGCAGGTGCGGCTCGTCCGGGTCGCCTGCCACGAGACCACCACCGGCCCGCGGATCGTTGTCGGGCCGTCGGGGACGAACGGCTGGGGCCGCGTGGCCGGCGAGGTGGGCCCGGGCGGCGAGCTGCTCGCCGTGCAGCAGACCCACGCCTGGGCCGTCACGACGACCGAGCGTGGCGTGACGATCCGCGCGACGGGCACGACGGGCCCCGTCTCCTACTCGATCTGCGTCGTCGGCACGGCCACCACCGGACCTACGGGGTACTGACATGACACCGGATCAGCTCCAGGCAGCGGTCCTCGGATTCATCGCGGGCTGCCGCGAGAAGGCCCGCGGCGGCCTCACCGTCGCCGAGTTCGGCGCCCTCGTCGTCGAGCTCCTCCGCCTGGCCGTCGCCGGGCTGGAGACGATCTCGACGCTCGACGGGCCCGCGAAGAAGGCGTGGGCCCTCGCCGCGGTGGCGTCGCTCTTCGAC